TGCAACCGTTGTAGGAGCTAGTGTTACAGGCTGATTGTAAATATTCAGAGAGCTATACACGGTTTTTCCTCATAGTACCATTACTTTTAATATATTCTAATACCAGTTGGCTTGCCTGTTCTACCATAAAGAATATTAAATTCACGATAAATTAAATAACCAAGTGCATCAACATGATGGTCATATCCATTCTGTTTATCAGGATCTCCTGTTTTTTCATCGTAACTCTGCAACTCAAGGCACTCAATCAAACGAGTGCAACAGGCATGAATCTCCAAACGTCTTTCCCCTTTGCCGTTCTGTAATAACGCATTGACGGTTGCAACTCTATCTTTGATAAAGGGATTGCTCTTGAGAGCCATTGAACTGAAGCCGTAACTTTCGAGGATTGCAATGTCTGTCTTTGATGCGTTAATCGTTGAACGTGCTGAACCACTTGCGTCAGGGTAAACTAAGATTCTGTTTGAAGGGTAACGTCTTTTAATTTCTTGTGCCAACGCATCTGTATCATTTTGTTTTGATATTTCATCAATAATTACTAACTTGTCTCCAGACTTAACACCGACAACGGCATTACAATTCATGACGTTAAAGTCCACCCCGATTCTTAAAACTTCCATCTTGATATCAAACGGTATCTGATTGATTACATGATCATTACGATTAAACCGATCATAGACTTGACCACTTGTAAGGTTGACCCATTGGCCAAGGAGATAAGCTTTTATTAATTGAGGTGGATAATTTTCCTCAAGAGATTGAATGAAATTGTCAGGAAGAAAAGGGTTATCTTTTGTCTTTGCCTGGATCAATCCTGTGTCAGACTTTTTGTTTTTTTCAAAGGTTTCAAATGCCCAGCCGTGACCTTCGGGAGTTGTTGTTGCATAGAACTGTTGAACATTACCTGATCTAAGTCTTGCTAGTGCCATGTTCATAGCGTTTTCTGCCTCTCGTTTTGGGACAGTGTCTGCCTCATCAAATCCTATTGAAGATAAGTTTTGGCCTCGTAATCGTTGATATGTAAGCATTGTTCTTAACAAGATTGTGTGAGTGCCTTCTTTGAATTCCAAAGTAAAGGATGGCAAAGGAGATGCTCTGTAAGAAAAAGGAATCTGCCATTGGTCTAACTGTTCATTCATAGTTCTCACAAGAATATCCACTAACATTGCATGAGTTGGTTCAAAAAGTGCTGATACATGACCAATATTCATTGCTGCAAGTATTGTTGCCTTTGCGACTAAAGCAACTGTTTTTCCAGCACCGAAACCACAGACAAGAGCCAGTTTTCTATGGTCTAGGTCATCACAAAACTTTGATTGATGCGGAAGTAAATCTTGATTGATACGTTCTATTGCTTCATTTGCTGTCGGTAAATCATAAGCACCGATCTGATATAAAACATTCCCTGGTCTTGCCGTATCTAAAATGCTCACGAAACAATTTGTGCAAGTTTGGCTGCTGTATTGATTGCACCGAGAGCAATGTGATAATGACCAGCTTTTCTGGCCTCCATCTGTAAGGTGCTGCATTGTGCCAAAAGGTCAGCCACCATCTGGGGTCTTTCCATGTCCCAATCTTTCTTCAACTCGTCTCTGGCTATGTTTATATACTTACAACAGGCTCTCTCACCCACCCCCCAGTTCTCGGCTGCATAACGAACACAGTCGGATCTACGACCACCGTTTGCAATGATACGAGCAAACTTCTGTGACCTAATTATTGTTTCAGCTTTTGATCCTTTTTTACCCATTAACTAGATGATACACGTTTTGCTTTGTTACCTGTAAAATCCTCCCACCTTTTAACTATGACATCACAATATTTAGGATCTAATTCCATTGAATAACAACATCTATTATTTTTTTGACAAGCAATAAGAGTTGAACCAGAACCGCCAAAGGGTTCATAAATAAGACCATTTACAGGGGAACTATTTTTTATTGCTCTTTCTGGCAGTTCAATTGGTTTCTGTGTTGGATGTAAATACCCTTTTGACGGATCTCTTTTAATAACCCAAATGTCAGAAGCTTCTGCTTCTGTGCGACCTGAATACCAATGATTTAATCCACCGCCTTTTGGTTTGTAGCCAAAGAAAATAATCTCATACTGATTATGGTAATTGTTTGGCCTCATCACAAATCCATTTTTCATCCAAATTAAATGTCTTGGAAGTTGATGTAAAAACCGATCAAATAATTTGCAATATAGAGAGATATTGCCTTCAGAACCACAGAAATAAAATCTAGCATCGTCTTTAGTTGCTCTTTCAACAGCTAAATCAAAAGAAAAAGGAATAGCTACTTGAGTTAAATCACCAGCAATTAAATTACTACTTTTTGCACCTCCTTTAACATTTACACCATAAGGAGGATCTGTAAAAACCATGTCCGCTTTTTTAGCATCCATAAGTTTTTCGACATTTTCAATATTTGTAGAGTCACCACATAAAAGCCGATGATTACCAAGAATATATAAATCACCTTCTTTCGTGATTGGTTCTTCTGGTACTTCTGGAACATCATCAGGATCTGTTAAACCTTCTGATGGTAAGATTTCTGTCTCTCCAAGTAATTCTTTTAGATCATCATTATCAAACCAGGGATTAAGGTCATGCTCTTGGCTAAGTTCTTCAAGCATATTTAGATCCCATTCTGAAAGGTCGGAGGTTCTATTATCTGCTAGAGCAAGACCAACCTTTTCATCTTCTGAAAGCCCAGTTCTTTTTACGGCAATAATTTCATTACCATCAGTTTCTATGACTTTAAGATTTTTTATCCCTGCTGCCTTTGCACCAGCGATTGTTCCATTTCCTGCAAGTATTCTGTTGTTTTCATCAATCACTATTGATCTTGCAGCACCAAATTTTTGAAGTGATTCTTTTATAAGTTTTGAGGAACGATCAGTACGCTTACGAGCGTTTTTATGATCGTTTTGTAAATCATTAATTGAAGTCATAAGGACATAGTAGTTCAGTATTAAAAAATAACAAAATGAGACTCATTTGAGATTAGGGGTTGTTCTCACGTTCTTAAGTGTACCCACTAATGCTTAAGACTTACCTAACCCTATATATACCCCTATATTCTCTATTATTATATATATATAAAAAACATAGAGAACATAGAGAACATATATATATAATATAGTGATTTCAAAGGTTTTGAGCGTTCCCAGTAGTGAGAACAGGGGTGAGATCAGGTAAGAACCATACCCATTTAGGTGTTCCTTCCAACCGTTTTCTTTTGCGTTCATATTGTAAGGATTTGAGAATAGATGAGACAGTCATTATGTCAGATTTTGTTTGTCTTTCGATTGGTTTTTCCACTGCTTCTGTTAATAAAAGTTCAATAGTTATATCTTTTACAGCGTTAGCTGGATCATTTAAATATTTGGTTATTACAGATAGCCAAGGAGAATCAACCATATAACCGAGATTTTCTTTTTCAATCTGGTTTTCCTGTTCAAAGGACAGAAAATGTGATTCTTTATTTTTGAAGGCATGAACGGCAGCCGACCAAATGGAATCACGTTCAAGCTGTAAGGAATCGAGGTCGATTGATTTTAAGGTGCAGGGTATTATATGAAATCTTCGGTTGCCTGTATCATCTATTAATAAACCTGACTCTTTATTGGTTGATCCGACAATAATGCCACGTCTAGGCCATTCTTCAACGGATTTACCATAAGGGACTCTTAACAGGTCTGTGGATCTTGATAAAAATGCTTTTATTGTTCCAGCGTGTTTACGACTTGTTACCCCGTCAATTTCGCTCCACTCCATTCCCCATGAACGATGTAGGACAAGAAGATCATCTTTTGAAGAAATATCACCAAGGGCATCTGAGAAGAAGGGGCCGAACAATGTCTGCCAGAATGATGATTTTTTTATACCCTGTGAACCTTGAAGAACAGTTGCCGAATCATGTTTGCAACCTGGTATATAAACTCTCCTTACTGCGTTTATTAATGTAAGTTTTAACATCACATCATATATGGTTGGTTCTTTCAGGTTTTGATCCTGTGGTCTTAGATATGTTGAGGCGAGTCTATCTATATAAGTTGGTTGGATTTCGTTGTAGCAGTGATCAAGATAAAGCTTTACTGGGTCATATTCATTTTCATGAGCTACTTTTAAAAGGCAGTCTATGGCCATTTCTTTTTGCACTTTATATCCAAGCTCTGCAAGTGTCAGATAGAAAAGTTCAATATTTTTAATTACTTTGCCATCCATTTCTATTGAATGGGAAAAGGTATTGAATCTTATTTCCTGTTTAAGGTTGCGTAAAAAGTTTATAAGTTCCTGTGATGTTAGTTGTTCTAATTTACGAGGAACTGGTGTTGATTCTTCTGTTGGCTTTATTGAGGTTGGGAAAGAACGTGGAGGAGGAGTCCAACCATCTTCTGAAGCAAACTTTTGAAGAGTACCTAAAGAAACCCCAGATGACTTGAAAGATTGCCATTTCTTTTCACATTCTCCTGATTGATATTTGCTGTTCTTTTGTGATAGTTGTTCCCAATCTTGGAGTAGTGAATTATCACCAACTGAATGAGCAGCCATGCCAATTTTGAGCCAAGCATCATAATCATCAAGCCTATTTGGATTTATTGATTGCAGAAGTGAACGTGCTTTATCTGTATCTGAATTTAATGTTTGTATCTGTGGAGTTGTTGTCTTTTTCTTCTGCTCCATCATCTTTTCAATTATGGCAAAGGGAGCTTCTGCAATTTCAAGATCTTTTGGTGAACGACCATCTATCCATCTATAACCGTCAGTCTTTGGATGTTTACCAGATACTATTGATTGCGTACCATTCCACCGCAGTTCTATTTGTTCAACAGAACCATCTTCATCTTTTACACCTGTTTGAAATTTGCGTGTCTTTATTTTTGACCAGTACTTTTCTGGGACTTGGTAGATTATTTGAAACCTACCGACACGACCTGATGTGACCATCCATGATGGAGGTAGAGAGGAGAGAGAAAAACCCCATTCACCTAATATTTTTGCTGCTGATGGGCCGTCATGGTCTAGGAAAAGTAAACCACCTGATGGAGTTCCACAGCAAACACCTATCCCTGTAGATTTTTTAGAGGATATTTCTTTAAACAGTTGTGAGCGTGTAAGTGGATTATTCTGCCAATCGTTTTGATAGGGTCTTTTATTTTGAACGGCGACAAAACCCCAGTGCTTGGGAAGGCCAAGCAATTCTTCTTTTATATCCATTGTTAAGCAGCCTGCTCCATTTTTTCTCGGATAAGGTTTCTTATAACTCCACCACGTTTTAGTTCTGGGCCTTTGTTATCATCAAGCCATTTTATCTGATCTTCTTCCAAGTAAATCTGGATGGCCTTTTTTGTTTTCTGTTGCATAGGTATTGCATACATAGCGTTCCCATGTACAATAACAGTAGTAACAACACTGTCAATGGTTGTATTAAGAAAATATCAAATAGAGGCAAGTAATAAACTTACAAGGTTATGCACTCATCATAGATGTGGATATTTAAGTGGCGAGTGTAGAACAGGCAAAACGCTGGTGGCATTATCAGTTGTAAAGAATATGTCACTGGAAAAAGTGTTGATAATAACTAAGAAAAAAGCAATCCCAAGTATTGAGAGTGATGTGAGGAAGATGAATTTAGAGAAGGTAGTATCCACGACTAACTTTGAGCAGTTAAAGAATTTTAGAGGATCAAGCTGGAATATGATCATTGTAGATGAAGCTCATAGTGTTGGAGCATTTCCAAAACCATCGCAAAGATATTTAAATATAAAAAAAATAAATTATGGATATATTATTTTAATGAGTGGAACCCCAAGCCCTGAAAGTTTCAGCCAGCTTTACCACCAATGGTCACTAACACCTTTTTTATGGAGTCATTACCAGAACTTTTATAGATGGGCAAGTGATTTTGTGGATGTAAAAGAAAAAAGAGTAGGAACAGGGGTTGTCATAAAAGATTACTCAGAGGCCAAACAAAGCAGAATTTTAAGAGATATTGAACCATATACGGTGAAAATGACGCAAAAAGAGGCAGGTTTTACCCAGGAATTAGAAGAAGAAGTCCATAAGGTGAAGATGTCAAGGAGAACTTATAGGCTTGCAGCAAGGATACTAAAAACTGGTATTATTGGTCGCCCTGGACGAAGATCAGTGGTGGCTGATACTGGAGCAAAAGTAATGAGCAAACTTAAGCAGATTTATAATGGGCATGTGATAACAGAAAGACATGGAGCGATAATCTTTGATAAGAGTAAGGCTGAATATATAGAAAATAATTTTAAGGGAAAGATTGCCATTTTATATTGCTTTATTGCAGAGGGCAAAATGCTGAGAGAAGTCTTTGGCGACAGGGCAACTGATGACCCAGATGTATTTAATGCCGTTAGTGGATCAGTATTTATTGGTCAGGTTAAGAGTTGTAGGGAGGGAGTAAATTTAAGTGGTGCTGATCATTTGATATTTATGGGAATAGATTATTCTGCACTAAGTTATTTACAGGGCAGGGAGAGGGCAAGTTTTCTTGGCAGGGATAGAAAGAATAAGGTTCATTATATATTTGCTGATAAAGGAATCGAGCCAAAGGTATATGATGTTGTTAAATTAAAGGAAAGTTATACTATTAACCATTATAGGAATGACCGAAGCACAATATCAGAAGAAGCTGATCGACAGGCACGAGAAAGAGGGGTGGACAGTAATCAAGTTAATTATGTGCAACAAAGCTGGATTGCCTGATCTGATATGTATGAAACCAGACGAGGTGAAGTTTATTGAGGTCAAAGGGCCGAAAGGAAGATTAAGTGAAATTCAGAAATATAGGATTGAGGAACTTAAGGAAAAAGGATTTGATGTAAAAGTAATGAAACCTTGTTGACAGTTGTTGATATTTCGACTATAATAAATGGTATAGAGACAACCCCCTTAAATGACTACTCAATTTACTTACTCAATTAATCAGGATCTTAAAGATCAACTATTAGCAGAAGATACAGAAACACTTAAAGCTATTCTTGATAACTCAAATACATATACTTCTGTTAAAAGATTTATTACTCAAGAATTAAAGATAAGAAATACACCGCCAGCAGTTGATGCTAACGGTTATTTATTAGCAACAGAACAACCAAATCAAAACTGAGGAGCTAATACAATGACTTTCAAACCAACCCATACAATTATCAGAACAAATATTGATGTTATGTTCTGTTGTGTAGATTTTACAAGTGACCTTATTGAGGTACAAACAGAAGATGAAAGAACTTGCTGGGTTACACCAGAAGAAATTATTGAAATAAAAAACGCTGATCAATGCAGCGTTCAAGAATTACAAGAAAGGTTTTTAAAAATCTACAATCGAATTAAATAAAGGAGGTTAAGTAAATGACACTTCAATATCAATTTAAAAAAGCTTTTCTTGAACAAGAATCAGAAAAGTATATTGATTATCTTTGCGAGCCTAGAACAAAACCTGAAGTTTATGCAGCAATAGAAAAGATCGCATTGCTACATCTTGAGATCAAAAACTGTGAAGATATGATTTATACATTTACCTCTACTGATAAATAAAAATGATAAATTTACACAACAAAGATTGTTTTGAAATTATTGAGTCATTAGGTCAATTTGATTTAATGATTCTTGATCCACCTTTTCAGGATTGGAACAAAATAAATTTTAAATTATCTGAAAATATTATTTGTTTTTGTAATCCTAAATCAAGGCATATAGTAGAAGAAATATTTGGAAAACCAAAAACAGAATTGGTGTGGCATTTTGCAGATGGTAGATGGGTTAGTAATGATTTACCACGAATAACCCATGATTACATTTACATTTATGGACAACCAAAATCGGCGAGTGTTGGCGAATATCAAAATACAAAAGCAGTAAAAAAAGGTAATGGTTCTATAGGTATGGATAAATTAGGAAAAAGAATATATCAACCAAAAGATCAAAAACAACTTAACAGCGTTTTAATTTATCCACGCAATATGAACAATAAATTAGGAGCATGGAGCAAACCTTATAAGTTAATAAAAAATTTAATTGAATGGTTTAATCCAGTTTCTGTTTTAGACCCTTTTATGGGTTCTGGAGTAACTGCTGAAGTATGCAGAGATTTATCAATAGATTTTACAGGTATTGAGATAAATAAAGAATATTTTGACTATGTTAAAGAAAAATTAAATAAAGAAAAAGAACAAAAAAATTTATTTTTACCAAATTATCAACTAAACATACTTTAACCGTTGACAACTGTTGACCATTAGTTATTATTAATTTACCCCTAAAACCCAACCCCATGAAACATTTATTTCTTTACCTTTGTATTTTTGGCATTGGATTTTTTTCATTGAATGATTCATTAACACGTTCTACCGAAATCCATTGCCTTAATAATATACAGGCTGCGTGTGAGGAGCTAGCCAAAAGATGATGAGTGAATATGATCTTGGCCTTCGCTTTGGTAAACAACCGAGGAAGAAGCGGCCAACCCCTGAACGCTCCGACCTCGGCAACCCAATCTTAACCATGACCGATAAAGAAATCTTCAATACATTTGCATCTGTAATTGATTGCCCCAGTGCATCACCATTTTTAAAACGATTAGCACAGGCTGGTCTTGTTGCAATGCCACAGGACAAGGCACTCATTTTAAAAACATGGCCACGTTTGATGATGCAATATGGCCCTCACACAAAGAGGTATTCAGACACATGACAAGTTTTTATGACGAATTTCTTTGCTGTCCTTTCTGTAACTGTGAGTATCTCCATCAGCAGGCTTATCGAATCTGGTCTACAAATGAGGATCAACAAAGTGACTGCCTTACTATTTTTGATGAATATCAAAATTTAAGAGTTGAAAAGACACCTAAAGAACAAAATCCAAGCTCAAGATGTAGAGGTGCTATTTCTATTGAGTTTTCTTGTGAAGATTGCGAAAAGATTTCTACTTTTACAATCCTTCAACATAAAGGCTCTACTTATTTAGGATTTAAATAATGACAACAGGATCAATTCAAATTTCAAACGAAAAATACCATGCTGATTCTGCGATCTCAGCATCTATGAAGAAAGTAATGGTATCTCATGGGCCTAGAGCTTACTGGAACTCTTTTCTTAACCCTGAGAGGCCAGAACATAAACCGACAAGTGCTATGCTTCTTGGAACATTGACCCATTGTGCGGTTCTTGAACCTGATGAACTTACAAAAAGATTTGTTGCAGTATCATCAAGGACTACCAAAAAAGGTAAGGAAGAGGCAAAAGAAGCTGAAGCAAAAGGCATGACTGCCGTTACCGAATCTGATATGGCAAATGCTATTAAGATGAGAGATGCGGTTTTTGCAGAACCTCATGCAAAGAAATTACTGAGTTTTGGTATTGCAGAGAAATCATATTGGTGGGATGACAAGACCTCTGGGTTGACCTGTAAGTGCCGACCTGATTGGTTAAATAAAGAAACTATTGTTGATTTAAAGACCAGTAGAACAGGAGCAAACCCTAGAGACTTTGCAAAGGCAGTAGCAAATTTTAAGTATCATCTTCAATGCGCTCATTATTTGTCTGGTATTCCATCAGCAAAAAGATTTATTTTTCTTGTGGTGCAATCTGAATATCCATTTGATGTTGGTTTATGGGAGCTTGATGATGATGCGTTGCAAGAAGGGCAAAAACTGTCTAGAGAAGCTCTAGATAAGATTGCCGAATGTCGCCTGCTTGATGATTGGCCAAGCTGGTGCAAAACAGGAGTTCAATCTTTATCCCTGCCCCGATGGGCATTTTCAACCCCCTTAGAAAAATGAGTTTTAATGAAGAGCAGAAAAAACTGCTAAACCAAAAAATTGATCAAAAAAATGTCACCTTCAGACCAGGTGGCGGTGGTCAGAAGTTAGCTTATGTTGAAAGCTGGCACGTTATACAGGAAGCCAACCGCATCTTTGGTTTTGATGGCTGGAGTTCTGAAACACTAGAAACATTTTTGGTTTCTGATGATCCCAAATGTATTACTTACATTGCAAGAGTAAGAATTACTGTTGGTGATATTGTCAGAGAAGGAACAGGTGCTGGCCATGGTCGCATGGGTAGTATCGGTGATAAATATGAATCAGCAGTAAAAGAAGCAGAATCTGATGCAAGGAAACGTGCTTTGATGCAATTTGGAGATCAATTTGGCTTGTCTTTATACGATAAGGACAAGGCATGGTTAAAACCTGATGATAGTAAACCAACTGTCTCAAGTAATAAACCAATAGATAGATCCGAAAGTGATAAGTTTATCAAAGAATGTGAAGCCTTCATTAATAAACCAGGTAACAAAGACAAACTCGGTTTGTTGAAGAAAAACATTTCAAAACGATATGAAACTAATGCTATTAGTGAAGATCAAAGAGATGGATTACTGACACTTATTCTAGAGAAGGAGGATTCATGAATGAACTTATAACTTCAGATCAATTAGCTGAAGAGCTTGGTGTAAAACCTCAAACTGTGCGACTTTGGAGAACCAAAACTCGCAAGGGTCATCCCAGTGGCCCAAAATGGACTGTCATCCTTAATAACACTATTCGGTATAACCGATTAGATATTGAGGATTGGCAAAACAAATCAAACAACCCTAATTAAATTTTTATTATGTTAAACGTAACAGCCGTTGGCAATTTAGCCTCAGATCCAGTGCAGAAAGAAACTGCAAAAGGAACAAAAGTGACTAGCTTCACTTTACTTACTAATATTCAAGATGTAACGACACAATTTGATTGCACTGTCTGGGGCAACCGTGGTGATGTGATTGCAAATTTTGTAAAGAAAGGCAACCAGATAACAGTAGTTGGTGCTGGCAAGTTAAAAACATTTGAAAGAAGAGATGGCAGTAGTGGAGCATCTATTGAGGTAAATGTAGATAATTTCACATTACCAGTAAGAAGTAGAGACTACGAGGCAATACCAGCCTGATTTATTGGGGCATTAGCATGGTGGTTTATTTGAATCGAAATCCAATAAACAAGAAGGGAAGCTAGAAGTCCTCTAGCCATAACTTCAGTAATAGATCAAAGCTATGTAAGACCCCTTTTTTATTTATGACAACAGCCGAAAAAATCGCAGCAGCCAAGAAAAGAGTGGCTGAACTTGAACTTCTTATAAAATTATGGAGCAAACCAACAAAGACCTGATCAAAAATTATTATGACCAGCTTGCTGAGTTACAAAGGCAATATTGGTTTGAGTATATGGAGACTAAGGAATATTGTGTAAGATATGATGCTATAAAGAAAAGGATAGCGGAACTGGAAAATGAGTGATTCTTTAAAACTTAGAAAGTTAAAGGAGATAAGAATAAAAAACCTTCAAAAAAATTTACTTGATATACAACTGAAGGGAATAGAACATAGGATAAATATTAACTCAAGAAATAAAGCAGAATTAGCTGCCAATAGCGGCAGTTGGGTTACTGAACACATCAGAACATCAATTCTGAAGTTTAATTTTGAAATTGATAAGATCCAAAAATTATTGGTGAAAGATTTTACAGATGAAGAGCTTAAGCAATACGAAAAAAGCGTTTCATAAACCCTCTTTTACTTTTTCTTACCTGATGTGCAGCATTAGCAGCCTCAAGCTCTACAAGACGGCCTAGTAAGGATGCAAGAAATACATCCTGTTTCATCTGATGCCTTACCAGATGAGTGCAATATCGTTTAACGCTGCAGATGTCATCAGAGGCGAGGATGTCACGGCATCTCTGTTCCACCGATAGCTCAAGCTCCAGTGGGGCATCTTCTATCTCGATATTAAGAAATTTTCTCTTTTTCATTTTACTGGAAAGAGTTTTTCTTGAATCATCTTGACGATGGCATCGTCTACATCATTGTCTGATTTTTGTGCAAGATCTTTTAAAAGATTCAAAGCAGCTTTACGAAGAGATTCAGATTTACCAAATCTGATAAACAAATTGATTAAAAATTTAGACATAAAAAAATGTGTTCTTTCCCAAACATACCAAAGATTAACGATTCTGCCCCTCAATACGACTTACGGCTTTTTCTAGCTGATTGATTCTGTGAAATATTTCTCTAATATCTCTTTCTCTTCTATTGCTTATATTAGATAGAACCATGAGAAAGGCGGTGGCTGCTGCTCCAATTAGTGCTGCGTGTACCTCTGGCATTGATTTAAGCTATATTTATGTATAGTATGACTAATAAATCCTAGTTATGACAGAAGAAGTCAAAAAAGGCCCTCTTCAAAAACTTAAAGAGAACATTACAGACAAAGAAGAGCAGTTAGCTTTTATCTCAGTTGTAGTAAGACTTGTCGTTGTTGCTTGGAGTGGTTTTATTGTTTCTCTCAACTACGTTAACTTACCAGG